GAATCTTCTGTCCTGTTGGAATATACGTTATTTCAAGTGGCGATACGGAACATTTGAAGTACCGCTCTACCTTTAACTGGCGCATAGCCCATTTGAGTTGCGCGAAACAACTGTCTCGTAAAGTCCGTTCTGTCTTACGAACGACTAGCCAGTTTATACAAGGGTTCTCCATTATCTCCATAATAACTTTTAGAGACTGTGTAGAAGACTTCTTACTGGCACGACTGCCCTTGACTACTTTATAACGCCCTTTGAATTTCCAAAAAGCGCCATACCCCTTGCCTACTATATCAGGCAAGTACACTCTGTTAGTCTGCAATATCGTCACCACCTACGATGAGTACAGGCTTAATATCGATAGTTGTATCACCGCTAAGTATTCTATGGCGTTTAGCCATTAGCTCCAGTGCTTTTAGTCTCGACTTCTCGTCAGGTGGTTTATCGATAATGCGGGCTTCGGAACATCCTTCCCCTGTACCTTCGATAACGACGTGTTTTTCATTTGAGAGCCCCAGGGCAATTCTTGTTAACTCATACTCGACCTGCTGAGCCGTCATGATGTTTTCGTTGAAGTAGGCTTCCCGTAATTCTGCGACCCTCGTTTTTATATCAACATTTGACAACAATCGGCTGCCTATTCTATTGGCGGTTTTCTCAGAGTAACCAGTTCGAATAGCGGCTTGTGTCGCATTCATATCTTTGATGTACTCATGACAAAATTTTTCATGTCGTTTATTTGCTAATGCAGCCACTATCTCACCTCCTGGCTATCTTAATACATCACGGCTGTTTCTCTTAAATCGGCCGTGAGAACGAGTGCATAATCCACAATTACTTTTATGTGCTTGATCATGTGTGATATAAGTTTGACACAGTCCATCATATTCAATTAGTTGTGCTGTGCAAACGCCGTTTTTGTTATTAAGGCATTTACGTTTAATGCATTTGACTTTTGTGCTCATACCTTCTCACCTTTAATACATTTGTACGCTCAAATCCGATGACTAGTTGGTTGTTGTTAGGCTATATAGTTGTTGGAGGACTTATAGTCTAGTCATCAGATGTCAGCGTACAACGATACAGGGCAAGCTCATAATGTATAAGCTTAAAATGTATGTGGACATATTCGGCTCGCCCTGGTTTCATTGTGCAGTAAATTTCATTTTTACATATTCCCTCTCCTTAGCTTACGCGATCGCCTACATCATAAATAGGGGCCCCTATATTTACAATGCTACATACAACAAAAAGCACGGTCGTCATCACCGTGCTTTTTGCTGAGTTGTGTATAAGAGAGGATTTGTGTTAGATGACTAATGACACCTTTCACAACTACATTATACTATGTCAAGTCGGTTCATTTAAGTCCAAAGTACTCCAAAACAGTCCAAAGTACTCCACTATGAAAGTAGCTCCCCTAATTCGTTCAATGCTTTATTTTTTAAATTGAAGTAACTGCTCCTTTCGTAATATATCATCGCTTGCACTTTCTTAGGGAATGCCCCGTTAATGTATTCTTGAGATAATATAATACGCCCTGGTATACATTCTATCTTTTCAATTAAAGCCCTTGCTTCTTCCCTTATAGCAATAAGCTTTGCTATCTCCCGTTTCTTGGCATCTACCGTATCAACAAGTCTCGCCACATCCCTTTCAAGCCCTACTGGCATACCGCCCCCGGACACTCGGTCTTTGGAATAATCAATCGCCGATAAGGTGATGATATCATACTGCAGTTTACGAATATCATGCCGTAGCGATTGAATACGTATGGCTATCATCTTGATATCTTGTAAATACGCAGTCGCCTTTTCTTTATAGTCACTCATGCTGCATTACCTCATTGATATAGCGGTCTAAATACCACCGCGCTTTTTTTAGGTCTTCAAGTTTATCGCCCTTGTGCCCTGCTCGTGCGATGTACTTGATAACATTACCTAGATGATATGGAAGCTGTTGATCCTCGATAAAATCGATAACCTCGATATTACCGCGTGTGTAGTGTGAAGGATGATTGATGACATCTTCTTTCTTAGGTGTCACCTTAACTTCCGGCTCCTCGATAGCTTTCACTATCTTTTCTGCAATAGTTTGCACTGTCTCTTCCTTTTTCTTAGACACCTTAGAGTATTTAGGAAGACACTCTGGGCAATATTTAGGCCAACGGCCTTGCGCCTTTTCCTTTTTGTGAACGAATGTTACCCCGCATCCTTCACAGGTTAACTCTTTACTAACACCTCCTCCAGGCGGTGTCATTACTATTTCACACTTAGGGCAATAGTCCTCGTGTGTTTTTACTGTAAATGTGTCTCCGCATCGTCTGCATTTCTTTTGCATATCTCTACTCCTTATACAATTCTTTACGATATTTAATAGCTTCTAAGAGGGCGTCCTGCCCTGCTTCTTTGCGTTCTAATGCTTTCATGACTTGCTCGTCCATCGTGCCTTTTGTTACTAGGTGGTGGATAATCACAGGCTGTGTTTGCCCTTGCCTGTGTAGTCTCGCATTAGCTTGTTGGTATTGTTCAAGACTCCATGTTAACCCATACCATACGATGATATTGCCACCAGCTTGTAGGTTTAGACCGTACCCTGCTGATGCGGGATGGGCCAGTAACATTTGAATCTTGCCCTTGTTCCACTCAGCTACATCATCATCGGTCTTTAACTCAACGGCTTTCGGGAATGCTTCTTTAATTGCTTGAAGGTCATGTTTGAAGTTATAGAACACTAACATTGGTTTTCCTTCATTCGTTTCTACCAATTCTTTCAAGCGTTCAATCTTCTCGTTATGGACGACTACGATTTCACCTTCATCGTTATAAATGGATCCATTCGCCAGTTGTAACAATTTACCGGCGAGTGCTGCTGCATTTAAGGCGCTTATGTCGTCATCATCTACGATACTTAGCACGTGCTCACGTTCCATCTGTTTATAGAGTTTCCATTCTTTAGGGTTCATATCTACTGTGATGACATTCTCTATACGTTCAGGTAGTGTAAGATAATCTTTCGCTTTTAAGCTCATACAGATATCTTGCATCTTGCTGAATATCGCCTTATCACCGCCAGGTAGTAGTCGGTAGCTATACACGACATGTCCGTTGGTTTTGTCCGGTGTAAAATATCGGGTACGATATTCGGTAATAGTCCTACCTAATCGTTCACCGCCATCCAAGAGATACATTTGCGCCCAAATATCCATTAAGGTATTCGGTGCTGGCGTACCAGTTAAAATGACAATGCGCTTAAAGAGAGGTCTCATTTTACGCATAGCCTTAAAGCGCTTAGCCTGTGGGTTCTTAAAAGAAGAGCTTTCATCGATCACCAACATGTCAAAAGGGAACTTCTTTTTTGGTTTTCCGAAATAGTAATCATATAACCATTGCACGTTTTCACGATTTATCACATAAATGTCAGACTCACTATTAAGTGCGTGTATGCGTTCTTTCTCAGAACCCAATACTTTGGCCACTGTCAGACATCTTGTAGCGTTCCACTTTTGTGTTTCTTGCGCCCAGGTAGATTCTGCTACCTTCTTAGGTGCGATGAGTAACACTTTTTTAATATCAAAGTAGTCATACACAAGCTTCTCTATCGCAATTAACGTAGAGATTGTCTTCCCCAGACCCATGTCTAATAAGAGTCCGTAGTGCGAATGGTCAATTATCCGTTGAATAGCAATCTCTTGGTACTCGTGTGGATGAAAGTCCATGAATTACCCTTTCTATATCATCTAAAAATAACTTGGCCTCCAGCTTCCCTGTTAAGACAAATACCAAAGCACCCTGCTTACGCAACCTTGAAATCTGTACTCGTTGATTAGCCATTAACTTTCCTTGTGTGGACTTTAACTCGATAAAGATAACACTGCCTCCGGGGAGTATTACAATCCGATCAGGTACACCATCATTTCCAGGTGACACGAATTTCATATATATGCATCCCAGTTTTTTGAGTTGATTTCCTAACCAACGTTCGATATCTTTTTCTATCGTTCTCACCTCGTTCTCATTTAATGCTTGGACACACCCTCGGACACGCCTATGAACCCTCGCCAATACTGGATTTATGAGGGGGGTGTGTCCGAAGTGCCCAATTTTTTTCCAACATATATATATACGCGTATTTGCGTTTTTTACGCTTATATATATACACCCAATTATTCATATATTTATTTTTTTATTTTTATATAAATAATTGGACACACTAGATACATATTACTAATTAGATTAGCAGTTATCTGCTTTTTGCCCGTGTCCGATTAGTGTGTCCAGACGTGTTTGGTGTGTCCAATTATCGGACTATATCAAAATTCATCGATGTATAGGCTTGAATAATTATTTTTACGAACATTCGTACCTACAAAATAATTGGACACACCTCAAATAATTGGACACACCTACTTCTTGTGATTCTTTTTATAGATATCAAAAAGTCCAGCTCCATCCCTGACAAACGCTCTCTGCGGGCCGTAAAGCTTGCCGAATCGTGCTTTACCTGTTCCTTTTGTATAAGGACTCCACCCTTTAATAGATTGCAAAATATCAATGATTTCTCTTGTCTTTGCGTTCTGCAGGTTCTTTCTGTCCCCGCCAAGCACTTCACACCATATCTCAAGGGCACACACTCGTTCCCGCTGCACTGAACCACAATGATCGTCATCGCCATAATTAGCAACGTAATCCCGTCTGTCGTAGATATCCATTGTCTCCCAATCTTCAGGAAGTAGCATTTCGAGGTATTCCTCAATGAGTCCTACGAGCTCACCGCCTTCTGTGTGGGATAATTGGATTCTGAGGGCTTCTTCTTCAAGTTCACCCTCTAATACAAGAGGTTCACCTTCTGCCCAATACGTGAACGCTTCCGCCCATAATTGGTCAATTTCGTCCTTTGACAACTCCCAGGCGTTCTTAGTCTTGCGGTCCTTATCACCAGTAATTGGCCAGAATCGGCGGTTACCAGTGCGGTCCTTTAAGAACATAAGATTGTTAGTGGAACCCGCAAATACACACTGGCGAGGGTACTCTTCGGTGCGTCTACCATACGGAGAACGGAACCGGTCAGAGGTACGACTGATAAAGGCTTTAACAATTTCGTTATCGTTCTTATACATTGGCGCAAGTTCCGCAAGTTCGTTGATCCATGAGCCCTGGATTTGTTCAAGAGCGTCTTTGGTTTTGATATCGACTAAAGAATTGTTAAACCATTTACGGCCTAACCGCTCCAGGATTAATGATTTACCAAGCCCTTGAGAGCCATATAACACAATCGCTGTATCGAACTTAACGCCAGGTTCCATTACTCGTGCGATGGCACCGCACATCCACTTACGTGTAACCGCTCGGATGTAATCAGTATCCTCGGCGCCGATGTAATCGATAAATAGAGTATCGACTCTACATTCACCGTCCCAAGTTAAACCAGTTAAGTACTGGCGCACAGGATGGAATTTATTATCTTGCGTCACTTCCTGGAGCGCATCATCGATGATGCCTTTACCTTTGATAAGGTATTTAGTAGCGAAGTAGTTACGAAGACAAGCATCGTCGGTATCGGTCCAGTACGGGGTTTCATCCTTACCTCGCCACGGAAGATCGTCAATCACGACTAACCGATGCGCGAATTCCTCGAGACGGATTTTACCTTTTAATGCAGGGTCATGTTTAAGTACTACCAAACAGTTGAACACGTCAGACTCAGGCGTACCGTTTTTATCACGTTTAAGTTTAGATAAAAAGTCTTCGTCGTCCTCTGTGATATCCTCAAACTCCATATCTGCCATGCGTTCCTTATCGAGCAGGATTGGTGCTGCGCCGTCTTCGTTGACGAAGTCTATCATGGCTTTGTAGCTTGGTAATTTAGTAACTGCAGTCGCAGGGTCTTCGCCAATATCTTTGGCGCCGAATAGGTGAATGCGAACCAGGTCGAATGCATTAACAAGTTTACCGCTGATTGGATCAGTTGCATGGTTGGAGTAAGCGAAAGTATTGTTATCGTAAATAACTAAACCGCCGACTGAGCTGCCTTCCGTATATGTGTATCGGCCCTCAACTTGTGTCGGCTCATACACTCCAGGAAGGAACTTTTCTATCGCTTCCGTGATACTGTAACTCCGGCAAAAAGCACCGATAAGGCCCTTTTTCTCTAACGGGTTGCCTTGCTTCTTGGCCGCATCAAGGCGGATTTGTGATTCCTTTTCTGATGTTGGCCAAAGACTCGTATCACGCCAGTCACGATATGTGCTTAGACATTGATCAACAGATACTAGGTTGCCTTCGCCCCGTTGATACACGTAGGTGACATCTTTAGGATGACTCGGCCAATACATTAGCCGCTCAGCCTGGTGTGTGGATGGGTCAAAAGACTCAATCCCGATATTATCCGCAATCCGTCTCGAGACCGCCTGGTACTCATCAGGTTGCATCGCTCTATCCACAGGAATGATTACGCGATAGCGAGGATTGTCAGCTGTGTGGCTGTGCGTACTGTAGAGTACATATTCCATCCCGCCTAGTTCCATGTCGAGGTCTAATAGAAAGTCCTCACTAGGATTATCCGCATCAAGAGTAATCAAGTACCGCTCTTTAACAGAGCCCCTTACACGTCTACCATTTTTAGGAATATATCCGCCGACGAATCCGCCGACGTCTTTCTTTTGGCCTTGATCAGCCTTAGACATCTTGGCGTATTCAGCAGCCGTTTCATTTGTTACAGTAGGCTCAGCCAATTTGTTGGCCAATTCACTCCAAGTCATTTTCTGAGACTTCCAGCTACGGGCGGAGCGACTTCTGCCCGTAGCTATGATGATATTTGTATCCATATTACATCGCTCCTCCCTTCGCAAACTGGATATCTCGTACATACGCCGGAACGCATAAGCCGTGAGAAGTTACCCACTGCGTTACAGCTCCGTTGATATCGTGGTCTTCATATACACCACGATTGTTTTTAAGTTTAGCCTGATGTATCTCTACGAAGTCGTCCGCATCATTAACGGGGTTAACCTCGATACACGCTACAGGCTCGTTACATTTATAGACACCTACGATAGCACACGTTTCAGCTTTTACTTTTTTGATATAGGAGCTTACACAGTTATTAAGCTGTATACCCATATCAATGATTCCGTGAGTAGAACCGATTGCCATGAAGCGGTAACCATTAACCATGTCAGCTAGCACACGATGTGCTTTACGTTGCTGTACGATTTCGTCTTCTACTTTGTCAAACTTTTGCATTCTCGTGATGGTGTCATGTAGGCTTCGCACCTGGATGCGACTGACCCATACTTCTTTACGGCGACTTCTCGATAACTCAAAATACATACTAGCTGTATCTCTGATATCGTGATAAGACGCCGCATTTCTAATGAATAAGAACGCCTGGCGCTCACCGTATTGGTGGCTAAGGATGTTAACAAACTTACGAATGACAGATAAGTCGCGGTCATCACGCCATAAAGGCCAAGACTGAATATAACTTGTATTATCAGAGTTATCTTTGATAACATCGACCATAGCCTTTTGATAGTCCTTGTTCTTAAATAACGTAGACATAACTTTGATGATCTTCGTGTAGAAGAAAGGTCTATCGTGTAGTAACCGTCGAACCCATCTAGCATCCGGTAAGTTATGAGCCTTGATTAAGGCCTTTACAAAGGAATCACCTTTTATCGTTAACTCTAATACGTTACCCATACCAAGTGTCTCGTTAGGGAATTTCCGACTATAGAAGTCATCATAGTCTCGTTTAAGACTATCATTGATAGCCGGTGCATCCGGAACTTGTAATTTCCATACTAAGTTATGAAGTAGGTTATCCAAAGCTCCGTACTTGTTAGTAACTTGTATGCCTTGCCGAATGGATTTGACTTTATATCCTACGGCCTTTGAAAGCCTCTCGAAGAATACTTCTTTTAATACCATAGCGAAGCGTTTCAATTCGTCCTGGTGGTTATGTAATCTACAATTTGGCGTAGCTACAATCCACAACAAAGGGAGAAGACCATTTCTGAAGCTAGAAGGAGATACTGACATCTTTTCGACGACGTCGCTACGTGAGCGTTTCTTAAGCACGATAAAGGTCTTTCTTTGTTTGAAGTCAAATCGGAGAACGTCAATCACGTGCGACTTATACCCTTTGTAGATCATCCCTGTATCGCCATCAGCATACACAGTGTCGTACTCAAATTGCACATCTAGGATATTGCCCCTGTCGATTATCGATAAGTCCAATGAAATAGGAACAGTGCCGCTGTAACCAACTTCAGCAGTATAACCTTGCGCCTCGATTAGTTCACCACACATCGGGCAGTAAAACGAATCTGCCTCAGGAACTGTCATGAGTCCGAATCCGCCGGATTTCATTGGCCACAAATTACTAAAGGAGTGTCCGCAAGCCACATGGTAATGGCTTGCTGGAATGTTAGGTGTCACTTGTTTGCGCCGCACTAGGTCGTACAGCTGTTGTACTTGTAGATTGAATAAGACCTTCATAAGGCGCTATCCTTTCTCTTATAACAAATCGTCTAAATCGTCTTCTTCAGGAGTTTCTTCAACTACTGGAGCTTCTACTACAGGTTCTTCTTTCTTTTTGGTAGTACGTTTACGTTTAGGTTTCTCTTCAGTAATAGCCGTAGTTTCTACCGCTGGAGTTTCTGCAGGATCCTCCGTCTTAGGAGCCTCTGCTTTTTTACCGTTTAATACCTTAAGACCTAAATCGCAAGCAGCGATACAGCCTTCACAATACGCCATAGCGGAGTCTTTACGCTCACTAGCTGGCGCATCTTTTACAAGTTCATATAAAGCGTCAATCGCTTCACGTTGTTGTTGAATTTGTTGTTTTGAGAGTTTCATAAGAATTGTCCTCCTAATCCTTCATGTAGTAAGGGTTCTCAAACCCTGCTGCGTTTAATATAAGGCCCTCGTTCCAGGACTCGGGCTCACACATAATATCTATAACTTCTTCTAAACTGCCTTCGCCTATTGGCGCTTCGATAACCACTTCGTCGTGGATGTGGGCAACAATCTTGTAACCAGCTTTGGCCAGTCTGAGCATTGATGCGGCTAAGCAATCTCTTGCCACTGCCTGTACAATGTTTTCGACGAGCTTTCCGCCATAGGTCTCAACTCTGCCCCATGTATTCTTAACCTGATCCATACCATCATACTCAATCGATTCACTACCGAACCGGTTAAGCCCAAGTCTAGGCCTTGCGTAGGCAAGTCTTCGACCGGATGGTAATTCAATGAACAGGAAGCCTTTCGATTTAAAGAATTTAATATTGCCTTGTTTGATTCGTACTGGTTCTCCTGTTCTCACGACTTGCTTTGCTGCGCTGTCTGCATCTTTCCAAAATCTCGTAATTCGCGGGCTAGCTTGTCGCCACGCTTCGATGATACCCGGTAGCTCCTTTTCAGGAATCTCACCTTTGGTGTCCATCGCTTTCATAGCTCCTACACCGCCGCCATACCCTAGCGCTAATTCGGCTACCTTACCTTTTTGCCGTAGGTGCCCATTAACACCGTGCTTCTCAACTGGTACGTGGAACATGCTTGATGCGGAAGCGCAATAGATGTCTCCGCCTTGAGCGAATACATCTTGGCGCCACTGCTCGTGAGCAAGCCAGGCGATAACACGGGCTTCAATAGCGCTAAAGTCGGCCACAATAAATCGGTGTCCGTCCTCTGCTACAAGAGCAGTACGGATAAGTTGCTTAATCACATCACCAGGGTTTCCGAAGAGTAGGTCTAGCATTTCTACGTCTCTACTTTTAAGGACTTCCCGAGCTGTGTCTAAATCTTCTAGGTAGTTACGAGGTAGGTTCTGTAGTTGTACTACACGACCTGCCCATCGTCCACTTCGCATAGCCCCATAAAATTGAAGCATGCCGTGGATGCGACCATCTGAGCATACAGCGTTTTTCATGGCCAAGTATTTTTTGATGGAGGAGTTACCGAGTACCTGTCTATTTTGCAGTACCTTGCGCACATCAGAGGGGATATCCTGCGCTAAGAGGTTTGATACATCGTCTTTTCTCATTGTTTCTAGATCATATCCTAGTCTTGCCGTCAGCCACTCTTTAAGTTGCATCGTACTGTTCGGATTCTCTAATCCGGTTAATATCTTGGATGACTCGGTAGCCTCTTCCACGATTTCGTCGTTACAAGCAAGCGCTGCATCGACGAGTTCCATATCTACTTTCACGCCTCGCCAGTTGATATCTTGGTCGAGTAACCAGTACTCGTGCTCGATAGCCGGTGGTTTCAGCGAAAGTAAGCGTTTACGAATTGCCTTTTCTACTACCACGTCCTGGCGGTTATATTCAATAAATTCCACCCATTTCTCAGGCGCATCCTCTGGCATATTTCGTGTCTTAGGATTCGTCTTAGTTGGTTTTCGTGGTACAGAGAAGAACTGAATTAAGCGTTTACCTCTTGCATCCTTGGCTTCACCTAATCGTAAAGCCTTAGACACATTATCGAGGCTTGCAGGTAAACTGCAGTATAACGCTAGTACAGAGGTACATTCCCAGTTCGTATAATCCGCATCAGGGAAGTACTTTTTTAGACAAAGCATTTCGAATGCTGCGTTGAATGCGGTCTTTGTAATTTTCTTGTTATATAAGGCATCCACTACCCTTTCAGGTAGTGGATCCTTTGTCATATCAATTACTTCGACCGGTTCGTCATCGAAGCTGTAGGCAAAGAGCAGTATTTCAAATGTTGTATCGTCAACGTATCGCTGGGCCCCATATTTAATAGGGCAGTCAGAATACGTTTCCACATCAATACTGAGCTCCATATTTGCCTCCTTAGATTAAATCGTCATCGTCCATATCGCCTAAATCGTCGTCGCCGAAGTCATTAGCAGATACGTGAACACCACCGAGGCGGTCACCATCTTTAACTTTACGGACCCCGTTTAAACCAAAGCCGACACCTTTCTTACCGTTGAAGTTGTAAGCGAACACAGAAAGCGCTACCTGCGCGTATACACCAGAGTAGATTTCTTCTTCGATGTCGAATTGGTCCATCTTGATTTTGTCCCGAGTGAATACGATAGGTTGTTTATCGCTGTTAGCGTTGATGAAGAATTTACCTGCGTATGTTTCAGGTTGGTCCGCTACTGCTTCATCTGTATCACCATCACGTAAATTCAATTTAAGGTATGCTGCTTTACCTTCCACCTTAGCTACTGCTTTTGGATCAGCCTTAAGTTCTTCAATCGCACGTTCAAATGCTTTGATTGTTTTCTTATCTGTTTTGTCGATAATAATTTGGGAGCTATATTTTGCTTTGCCGTCGTCGTTTTTACGAGGTTGAGCGATGTTTGCATAAGAAAGTCTTACTACTCCAGTTGTTAATTTAGCCATATTACTGTCTCCTTAATTCTTAAATGGGTTACAATTATGTTCGAACCCTATTACTGTATTAAATAATTCTTCTAATTCATCTTCGATATCAGAACGTTCATCATCAAGCCGGTTCCACTCATCATCCTCTAACCAGGGATACTCATAAGGACCCAACTCTTCTTCTGTTTGATATCGAAGTTCTATTGCATCGCACCTTGCGTCAACTACGCAGTAGCGAGTGTGTAAGCTAGTAGCATATGCAATAGTAATTTGGTAAAGCTCATCGAGGTAGTGCCCTCGTTCATGAAGCTCTTTGGCAATTGCTTTTACAGTCACGACGCGCATGTTACACCTCGTCTGTAAATTCATTAGCCATAGATTCTACGGTATTAATTGCCGGGCGTTTATCGCTTTCCGGTACAAGTGTAGGCTTGCCTTCAGGCTTGTCGATATACGCTTCTAGGTATTCGGCAACGCCTTTTTTACCAAGAACCTTTTGCAGGTTAGTGATACCTTCGAGTTCTCGAGGCTTGAATATGTCTTCTTCCTTGTAGCCATTGTCGAGTAATGTTTTAGCGGCAGCGTCTGGATCCGTAATTGTACGTCTTGATGTACCTTCCACTAATTTATATCCAG